CGGCTGGATTGGCGCTGGCCTTTCTGAGATGACCTACCTAATGAGTCGGCCGGGGGGTCGGGCACCCTCCTTCCCCCCGACCGTTCGATTCAGCAGGGCGGGGAGAGCTTAGGGTGAGTTACGTGCCTTTTCGTACCCCGACTGCGGCGACCCCCGCCCTGAATGTGCTGACCAAGCAGGAGTACGCCATCCTGCGCCTGACCGCATTGGGGTTGACTGGCCCGGCCGTTGCGCATCGGTTAGGGATCAGTCTTCAGACCGTGAAGAATCACCTGACCAAGGTCTACTTCGTCCTCAACGTGAGCGGCCAGATCGAAGCCTTCCGAGCGATGGGCTGGCTGGTGGTGCCGGATGCCTAGGACGCTGCGTCTGCGGCTGCTGTTCGGCCTGCTGCTGGCCGTCGTGCTACTGCTTGTCGTCAGTGAGGTAGTCCGATGGACGTGAAGTGGGTTCGCATCGTGTCGTACCACGCCATCCGCACCTGGACCCGCGTGCCCGGTTCGTACATCACCTACTGCGGGCGCTCGGCCAGCGGGCCGGAGTTGGATAAACTTCCCACTGGGCTCTCGTGCGAGAGCTGCTTGAGAAGCCTCGCCCGTAAGGCTGACTCGTGATCTTCGGCAACCCCGTCGCTGGCGTCATTCATCCCAAGGGCTGGGTACCTCCGGCCGGCAGCCTTGACATGTACGTCATCCGCGATTGTGCGGATCACCAGGCCACCAATCAGGGCTGCGCACTCGACATCAACAACGGCCGCTGCGACGGCAAGGTGCTGGCGTCCAAGGCAGGTCGAGTCGTGAACATCGACCCGGTGCAAGGCATCGTGCGCATCGACCATGCCGATGGGACGCGGACCGCCTATGCCCACATGGTCCCGATCTTGGTCAGCGTCAACCAGACGGTCGCCCAAGGCCAGCAGATCGGCGAGATCGGCGATGCCCATGACCCGGCCATTACCAACTTCAGCGGGTGCCATCTGCACTTCGCCGTCCAACTCAGCACTACGGGCCCGGAGGTAGACCCCTGGCCCTACATGAACGGAGGCGACATGATCGGCATCGTGACGGCGACCCTGCTGGCGGGCGGACCGCGCAGCTTCAGTATCCCTGGTGGGATCACACTGAACGGATACGACCCTGCGCGTCCGGGCGGGCCGATCGTGTCCTTCCCATCCGGCACCGGCAGCAGCGCGCATGCCGATGCCCGCGTCAAGATCGAGTGGCCCGGAGCCAGCCCGCTACCGATCCCGAACGGCTACCCGTTCCTGCGGGTGGTAGATGGCGTGCTCAAGGGGCTGATGGTGGTCGAGCAGTACGTCACGCTGGCGCCCGATCCGCCGGCTACCGGCCACTCCGACGCCGAGTTGCAGGCCGCCGTGACCAAGGCTCGGGCCAACGGCATCCTCGATGCCGGCAATGCGGCCTTGGCCGTCAAGTAGGAGGAAACCCATGACTCGCCCAACCATCGTTCGCTTTATCGAAGCCTTCATCGCCGTGTTCGTGGTCGCCTTCGGCGCCAGTGCCGTGTTCACCAACGGGACCGACCTGTTCGGGGCCGACGGGCTCCGCGCGGTAGGTGAGGCTGCCGTCGCAGCAGCGCTGCTCGCCGTCCGGCGCGTGCTGGCGGTGACGGGATGACCGACTGGACTAGGCCCATTAAAACTGTGACCGGCTTTGCGGGTTTGTGGCCTAAGACTGAAACAATCTCTACTCTCGATCTGCTCAAGCGGGAAGCGATGAGGAGGGGCCTCGACCCCTCATGGTTCGATGAACTAGCCAACCTTCCTTCTGAACCCGGATCATTGGGGCCAAGTGATCCTGGGAAGCTTGGCCTTGAGAAGGTGTCGGGATGACCGACCCAACCAAAATCTTCGCCTACGCCGTCTCGGCGGCCATCCTGGCGGGCACCTACTACGCGCTGGTCCTGTACCCGCTGGTGCTGGATGCGGACGTGAAGCTGTGGCTGACGGCTCTGGCCGGGGCTGCTACCACCTTCATCTTCGGGGACCAGGTGGCGAGCCGTACCAACCGCGCGGCCAATGCGACCTTCGACAAGGGGTTGAGCGCGACTCCGAACGATTCGATGCCGACCGTCACCGTGGATTCCGGGCCTCCGGCAACTGCTACCGTTACGCCATCCGCATCTCCGGCCGCCACCAATGACTCAACCGCCACCTACACGTCTGGGCAAGGCTAATGGAGAGCTTGCTGGTGGTCGTTCTGGTCGTGCTGCTGATCCTGTTCCTGCTCAAGAGGTTGTGATGGACGACCATCCGGCTCCCTGCTCAGAGGCCCTGTGTGGCTGCGTCTGCCCGGAGGAGGACTGACGTGTGGCAGCTCTACCAGCGCATCCGCTACTACTTCAGGCTCAGGCGACGTCTGCGGGAATCGGCTGCGCTGTGGGCCGAGTTGGAATCCGATCCGACCTTCAACGAGGCGATGGAGGACGGGATCGCGCAGATAGCCGAGCAGAGGAAGCGGGATTACGAGCCGGTGAGGCCGAACGGGTGACCGTGGCCGTGCCGTACTTCGGCGTCCCTGATCTCGTCGAGCGAGCGGTGACGTCGATCCTGGCGCAGACGCACCGGAACATGCGGCTGGTCGTGGTTGGCGACGGTCAGGAGCCGCCACTGTCCAAGGTCCGCGACTCGCGGCTGATCGTCTACACCCTGCCCCAGAATCGAGGGACCTACTTCGCCCTCCAGCTCGTTCTCCAGGCTTCGCCCGATGCGTGGCACGCTCCGCACGGCGCCGACGATTGGACCGACCCGACCCATCTTGAAAGCCTGCTGGCGCTCGGCAAGGACGCGGTCGCGATGGGTACCGTCTGGATTCACAACGGGGACCAAGTAAGGGTCGAGAGCATCGGCAAGGAAGGTTGGCACGTCGGCATCTTCCGCTCTGAACGGCTCAAAGCGCTAGGCGGCTACGACCCTTCGGCGAGGCTCAGTCAGGACACCCACGTCCTCAAGCTACTCGACCTGATGGGCGGCTATCACCGCCACAAGTTGGCCAACCCGACGTACCACGTCTGGAAGCACGCCGGGCAGTTGACGCACGGCCCTAGGACCGGCCTCCATTCAGCGAAGCGCAACCGGCAGCGGGCTTACGACCGAGCCATCCTGTCTCGCTGCCGGGGCAGGAGCGTTGCCCAGATCAAGGCGTTCAGGGAGTCGCGCGTGCCGCCCATCATCCAGGCCGCCTTGGCTGAGCACGTCGAACGACTGCGAGCACAGATGTGAAGCTCCTCATTGTCAACCCCGGCACCGACATCGCGGGCTGCGGTATCGCGCTGAAGTACGCCTTCGACCGGCACGCTCCCGAATGGACTGCCCATCATGTTCGCAGACTCCCGAGTATCTACGATTACCCCACCGATCGCCCCTGGTCAGAACTGGAATCGCTGTGGCTTGAGGCTGACTTGGTGCATGTCATGGACGATCCTCGCATTCTGCGAGAGCTGCCAGCTCGCCCCAACGTATTCGTGCAGTATCTGGGCTCGACCTTCCGCAAGTATCGGGACGAGCTCCTCCGCATTTGCCGCGAGTACGGGGCTAGGCAAACGGGGAGCCTTGATCTATTAGGGCCTGACATCGAATGGCTGCCAGTGGCGTTCGATTCCGCCAACCTTCAGCACAATGGCAACGGGCAGGTGAAGATTGCGCACGCCCCGACCGACCGGGCATTGAAGTCCACTGACCTCATCATCGAGGCTGTTGGGCGGCTCCCGGTTGCGTTTGACCTGATCGAACGGGTTCCGCACCGCGAATGCCTTGATCGCAAGGCTCAGGCGGACATCTACGTCGACGAACTGACGCTAGGTTACGGTCTCAACGCCATCGAGTGCTGGGCAATGGGCATCCCGGTTGTGTCCGGTATGACGATTGGACGAGAGGCGCTGACGTTCGAGGTGCCTTGGGAGGATGCTACGGCTGCGACTCTGTACGACGTGCTCCTGCGGCTGGTGGAGTCAGCCGACCAACGCAAGCTCGCCGCGGACCGCGGTAAGGCACACGTAGAGCGGTACCACGCGCCAGCCGCTGTGGTCCAGCGTGTGCTCGAGTTGGCCGCATGATCTACTTCGTGACGCCGGCCTACCAACGCTTCGCCCTCACTGCCGTCTGCCTGGAGCAGCGCCGACAGGTCATCGAGCATCTGGCCGCCCAAGGTGTCGAGGCTCGCTGTGTGGTCGTCGCTGACGACGAGAACCTGGACATCGCCAAGGGGCTGGGCTTCGATACGGTCGAGCAGAACAATGACTGGCTGGGCCGCAAGTTCAACGACGGTATGCAGTACGCCGGCGAGCATGGGGCCGACTGGATAGTGCCGATCGGCTCCGATTCGTGGATTGACCCGGCCTACTTTCTGCCGCTGCCTTCCAAGCCGGTTGCCCGCACCTCGATCCGATACGCGGTGGTCGAGCCCCAGCGCATGGCGACCCTGAAGGTGCGGCGTCGAGGAGCAGGGCCATACATGCTTCACCGCGATCTTCTCAAGAGATCGGGCTTCCGTCCAGCCATCGATGAACTGCGCAAGGGGATCGACGGTTCCACCATCTTGGGCATTGGACCGATGCGCTGGGAGCAGCGTGACCTCCATTCGATGCAGTACATCGGATTTCGCGGGATACCACACCTAACCAAGTATGCCGACCTCTGGAGGAAGTGGGGCGCCGGTCAGTTCAACAACCCGTGGGAACTGCTGGCGCAGCACTACGACCCCGCATTGGTGGAGCAGGCGAGGTTGGCGCTGTGAAGCTCTCAATCCTCGTTCCTTTCCGGGATGCTGACGGGACTCGCACCAGGGCCAGGGACTGGATCCTCGCCCGCTGGGCGCACTTCTATCCTGATGCCGAGATTATCGTTGCCAGCGACGACGGAGTGGACCCGTTCAACAAGTCACTTGCCGTCAACAAGGCCGCCGCTCAAGCGACGGGTGACATCTTCGTGATCCTCGATGCCGATACCTGGATCGACCCACAGTTCATGAACCGGGCTATCGGCCTTGTGGAACAAGGTGTCCCCTGGGTCATTCCAGCTCGACGCTCGATGCGGCTGAAGCAGGACATCAGCGAGAAGATCATGGCCCTCTCACCGGAAGGTCCCCTGCCAGCGATCACGGCGACTCAGGCCGAGGGCGGCATCGCCCCGGTGGTAGGCTTTCTGTGGGTGGTCAGTCGGGCAGGCTTCGAGCAGATCGGTGGCATGGACGAGCGCATCCGGGGCTGGGGCGGCGAGGACACCGCCTTTACGATGGCGATGGATCGCGTGGTGGGCAAGCATCATCGCGGGGCCGGCACGGTCATGTGCCTGTGGCACCCACGTCCCAGGGACGAAGATCGCAAGCGAGTGTGGGTAGGGCAGGGGCGGCGACGCGACACCGAGCAGGCCAAGGAGGCGCTGCACGCGCGCTACGCCAACGCCAAGTCGAGGGCCGCCATGCTGCAGGTGCTGGCGCGATGATGCGGACCATCCGCTTTGCTGCGCCCAAGCCTAAGCGACCACGCCACTGGAGCGCCTTCGGTGAGAAGGAGCGTCGCTACGTGCTGGAGCGGGACAGGCACCAGTGTCAGCTACGCTTGTCTGGCTGCGAGGGCTACACCAACGCGGTCGACCACATCGTCAGCCGCGAGGACGGCGGCACGGATCAGCGCGATAACTTGCAGGCCGCCTGCCCGTCGTGCAACCGGCGCAAGTGGAGCGCGTCTGGTTTTTTTAGCGAGCACATTGTGCATGAGCAAGCTCCGGCGGATTTCCCTCCCCGCAGCCGATGGTCCGTCATACGCGCCGATTACTCGCGGAAGGAGCGGACGAGTTGACGGCCGAAGCCGACAGCCTACGCCTGCCGCTGAAGGGAGTCACCGAGCCCCGCATCGCACCTCCCCTGCCGCTCACCGGCCGTCACGTCGACTACGCGGAGGTTGGCCGCTCACTGGGTATCAACCTCTACCCGTGGCAGGAACTCGCCAGCCGCTACCTATGCGCCACCGGCCCCGACGGCTGGCTGTTCCGCGAGGTCTGCATCGTGGTGGCGCGCCAGAACGGCAAGACCGAGCTGCTGGTGCCACGCATCGTGATGGACCTGCGCGCTGGCAAGCGCATCCTGCACACCGCCCACCGCATGCGGCTCGCGCGCAAGGTGTTCCTGCGGGTCGCCCGAGCGCTCGCCAAGGAGGCCGAGGTCATCCGCTTCGCCCAGGGGCAGGAGGAGATCTTCATGCCCAACGGCGGCAGCTACGTGATCGTGGCTGCCCAGCGTGGCGCGCGTGGTGAGGCGGCCGACACCCTCATCATCGACGAGGTGCGCGAGTTCGAGGATTCCGATGTGCTGGCTGCCACTACCCCGACCCTGAGCGCCAGCCCCGACCCGCAGATCATTTACCTGTCCAACGCCGGTTCACATGCTTCCGTGGTCCTCAATGATCTCAAGAAGCGTGGCGAGGAAGGCGGCGACGGCGAGTACGCCTACCTCGAGTGGTCCGCCGACCCGGCCTTGCGAGCAGAGGACCGGCGCGGTTGGGAGCAGGCCAACCCGGCGCTCGGGCATCGGTTGCGGATGGAGGAGAACCTAGAGCAGGCGTTTCTGCTGCTCCCTCCTGAGAGGTTCGAGACCGAGCACCTGTGCCGTTGGGTTGCCACGATGCATCCCAAGTTGGTATCGGACGCGGCCTGGAACCTATGCCAAGGCGAAGTCAGCACGCCCGATGGACGCACTTCGATGGCCTTCAACATGGATCAGAACGCGACCCGTGCCTCAGCCGCGATGGCGTGGGCGATGGCAGATGGGCGGATCGCGCTGGTCGAGCTGATTGAGGCGATCGGCGACCCGATCGATATTGACAAGTTGGGGATCGACCTCAAGGCGCTGTCCGTCGCACGACGAGCCAGACAGATCGGTTTCGCCTCGTGGACTGATGCGCCGCTGGCCCGTCATATGCCGCGCGCCAAGGCGATCGATGGCAAGGAACTAGCCGCCGCCAGCGGCAAGTTCGCCGAACTGGTGTCATCCGCGCGGTTAGTATGGGATGGGGCCAGCCACGTCAGCGAGGACTTGGCCTGGACCAGCCGCAAGCCGCACGAATCAGGCGCCTGGATCGCCGTGCCGGCTTCTCCTGAACGTCCGGTAACCTCAGTGCTGGCCGCCATCCGGGCGGTGTGGCTGGCGAGTCAACCAAAGCCCGCCGCTCCGAGGATTGGATGATGCTCAAGCGAGTCGCCGGCCAGTTCGACCCGGTAGATGTCATGGCCGTGGCCGGGGTGACCGTGCTGGCGGTCGGCGTGGCGATGGTGTTCGTGCCGGCGGCCTTCATGGTGGTCGGGGCCTTAGCCGTGCTGTACGCGGTCGCCGCCAGTAGGGGTACGCCATGAGCTTCCTGGCGCGCGCCACGCAGCGTACCCTAAGCGCTCCCGACATCCAGACGGCGGCGGAGCGTATCTGGGCCCGCAGCGGCGGCAACAACCAGGCGTGGCGCCGCAAGAGCGTGGCGCAGGCGCTCGGCGTGCCGGCCATCCTGTCGGCCGTGTCGCTGATCTCCGGCACGGTGGGGCGCCTCAGCCTGGACGCCTACCAGAACGGCTCACAAGTCCTCGACCGGGCCAAGGTGCCGCAGCTTATGATTCGCCCCAATCCCAAGAGCACGCCGCGCGAGTTCTTCCTGCTGACGGCCTTCTACCAGGCCACCCGCGGTGAGTTCTGGTGGTACGTGGCCCATCGCGACGGTGACGGCAACGCCGACGCTCTCTATCCGGTGCCTCCCTGGGAGGTCACCGTTCAGGCCAACCCGTCCGATCGCTCGCGGCCGATCATCACCTGGGCAGGCAAGGTCCGCCGCAACGAGGACATGCGGCATCAGATCTACCTACCCGACCCCAAGGACCCGGCCGGGGTGCGGGGCGTCGGTCCGCTGCAGTTGGCGGGCGCGGCGGTCAGCATCGCGTCCGAGGCGGATACTTGGGCCGGCAACTTCTTCTCGGGCAGCCTGCCATCGCTGGTCGGGACTACCAAGCTTGACCTGGATGAGATCGACCTCAAGGCGCTTGACGACCAGTGGAAGGAGAAGGCCAATAACCTGCCGCGCTGGATGGGCAGCGACATGCACCTCGAACCGCCGCCCTACGACGCGCAGAAGGCGCAGCTCACCGAGACGCGCGACCATCAAGTCGGCGAGGTGGCCCGCATGTTCGATATGCCCGGTTCGCTGCTCGAATACCAGATGTCCGGCCAGAGCCTGACCTACCGCAACAACTCCGACATTTGGACCGACTTCCAGCAGCGTTGCCTGAGCCCGCACTACCTCGAGCCGATCGAGCAGGAGATGAGCGACCTCGTGGTCCGCTCGATCACGACCCGCTTCAGCACTTGGGAGCTGACCAAGGCTGACATCCTGACCCGCTACCAGGTCTACGAGACCGGCATCACCAAGAGCGGTGTCCTCAGCGTGGAAGCGGCCCAGCGCATGGAGGGCCTGGCGCCCGGCGACGTGAACTACGCGCCGGTGCCTGTCTCGCCGCCGTCGGCGGTGACCGCCATCCCGTCGCAGTTGTCGCGTGGTCCGGTGCGCTGCCTGAAGTGCAACTGGCTACTGGCCGAAGCGGCTGACGGCTACTTCAAGGCGACCTGCCGCAAGTGCAAGACGGTGACCGAGCTGACATCGCTACAGGAGCGCGAGGACCCGATGGTTACCATGATGGCCCTGCTCGCCTCACGGGAGCCGCCGCAGCCCCCTGCGCCTGCTCCAGTCAACGTGACGATCGAGTCTGGCGCGATCGCTGCCCCAGATATGAGCGGGATGGTGGAAGCGATCACCGCCCTAGCGAACCGCGAGCAGCCGCAGCCGGCGCAGACCACGTTTGCGGAAGGAGCGTTCCATTCCGAGGTTCACGTTCCCGACAGCCTCATGCTCAACCCACCCCCGGTCGAGCCGCCAGTGGTTAATGTGCTTCCCGATCCAACCTTCGTGGAGGCCATGAAGGATCTCCGGGAGATCATGCTTACCCCGCGTAAGCGGAACGTGATCCGGAACAACGAAGGCCGCATCATCGGGGTGGAGGACGTGGTATGACCATCCCGGTTCTCGAGAAGCACTGGTCCTGCCCGAACTGCAAGACGCAGGCGGTCACGCATGACTCGGCCACCCCATTCCATGCCTGCAAGGGTTTGAGCGGCCTCAGCGTGGCGCTGGTGCCCGCTGGGGCCAAGGTGCGCGTCAGCCTGGTGGAGAGGGGCGACTACATCGGGGCTGAGCAGGGGATTCGGATGCACAAGGGCCGGCCGATCATGGCGACCAAGATCGAGCGGCCGGACGGTAGTTACGACTCGACGGTGTACGCACCGATGGCGAGCGTGGGAGTGGAGAACTGATGGCGGAAGCAAAGGCGGATAAGCCGGTTGATCCGATAGAGGCGGCAGAGCGGGCCGTGAAGAAGGCCAAGCAGCAGCTCGAATGGGCAGAGCAGGCTCTTGCTCGAGCCCGGAAGGAGAAGTAATGGCCTGGTCGAATAGCAAGGTCTTCATGGCCTACATCACGGACTCGTTCAACAACACGGCAGCCCTTGATCTGAACAGCGACACGATCGAGGCGGCGCTGTTCGACAACAGCATTACGCCATCGCAGACGGTCGCCTCGGCGTCGACCGCCTATGCGGCTGGCGTCTGGGCGTCAGGTGGAGTGTCAGATACGCCGTCGTGGCCCGCCCTTGGGCGGCCGCTGACGGTGAGCACGTCGGGCTTCTCGTCCAACGTCTACACCTTCGACGCCAACGACACGGCCTCGGCCGATGCCACGACTGACCTGACCAATGTGTACGGCACGCTGGTCTACGACCATACCTTGGCGGCTCCTGTGGCGGATCAGGGCATCTGCTACATCTATCTGGGCGGCGCGAACTCGGTGGTGAACGGCAGCTTCACGATCGTCTGGGCGGCTGGCGGGCTGTTCACGGCGACGGCGTGACCGTCTTCGCGCTGCTGAGGCCATAGATGGCTCGAACGGCCTTCTGGGGGTTCGAGTCGAACGACAGTTCCACCTCTGGCACGGGTATCGAAAAACGACAGGGGACAGGTTGTTCGTTCGATACGTCGACCGTGCGAACGGGGACCTACTCCGGCAAGGTAGCTCTTACCAGCGGCTCGACAGGGTTCTTCACCTTCCCTACCCCCACCTCGGGCTACTGCCGCTTCTATGTTCTGGTCACTTCAAGGCCGGCCACTACGGCTCGAATCTTGTTCGGCAGTGCTGCTGCTGCGGGATTCATAAACCTGCGACTCAATCCGGCTGGCACGATCGGGTTCTATACCCAGAACACCCTGATCGGGACCAGCACGACTGCACTTACTGACACCAGCCGGTGGTACATGATCGAATTGCGACGAGCAGATGGCACAAGCGTCACCGTGTTGCAGATCGACGGAGTGGCGGAGGTCACTGGCTCGCCCTCATCTTGGACGCTCGCGGCATCGTGTGGCTCCACAGATACAGTTGCTGATACCTATACCGCTTACTTCGATGACCTCACCCTAGATGGGGCCGCGTTCCCTGGGCCAGGCAAGGTGGTTTTGCTCAAGCCAACGGCTGATAGTGCTGTGGGGACTGGTTGGACACTCGGAACCGGGACCGCCATCTCGTCTAATGGATTCGGTTCGGTTGATAACACTCCACCAGTTGGAGTCACTAACCTAGAGGCCGGATCAGACCCCAAGCAGATTCGTAATGCGGCTTCTGCTGCCAACTCGAACTACGACGCCACCATGACCACCTATACCGCGGTTGGAATTGGAGCAAGCGACACGATCAACTCGATTGATCCCTTCGTGCTGACCGCCGCCCCAGTTGTGACCTCAGCCAAACAGGGCACGGTCGGGGTGGCGAGTAATCCGGCTATCACTAATATCGCTCTTTCAGTAGACGGTGCTTTCTGGGAGGGCAATGCTGAAGGGACCTACAGCACCGGCTGGAAGCTTTCGCACGGGACGCTCACCAGCAGTCCTTCGGTCACGCTGGGAACCGCTCCAGTTATGCGTATCACCCAAGTCACCAGCAGCACCCGTATCGCCACCGTCTGTTTTATGGGCATCTACGTCGATTACACCGAGCATCGATCCCCGCCGTTCAGCCGCCGTCACCGCAACTACATCATCCGATAGGAGCCGCCCATGTCAGCGCCGCGCATCTACACCGCTAGCTTCTCGGCCATCGCCACAACCACTATTACCGATATCTTTGAACTGACGGCGGCGACCGACCGACCGTTCGACATCATGGGCTGGACCTTCTTCCAGACGACCGATCTAGGCGATGCCCAGGAGGAAGTGCTGAGCATCACGGTCGAGCGTGGCGTGACGGCGGGGTCGGGTGGCACCGCCTCAACCGAGGTGGACTATGGTGCCCGCGGTGAAGTGACGGCCGACACAGCTTGCGTTCACATGGTGACTACCGCTCACAGCGGCGGTACGGTCATGTTCCGTAAGGGTTGGAACATCCGCATCCCCGAGGAGTTCTGGCTACCGCCGGAGTTGTACGCCTATGCCGATGCCGGCACCGATCCGGTGACCGTGACGATGACCGCCCCGGCCGACTCGATCACGATGTCAGGCTCCATCTTCTGGAAGGAGTACTAGGTCGGTGTGGGCGTCTATCGCAAGGAGCCCTGGCCTCTAAGGACTCTCCGCCGGCGAGGTAGACGTTTCCCGTTCACCTCGGGCGTCGTATCGGTCAACGCAAACGCGGTTGCGACCACTGATGTCACGGTCGTTGCCAATACCGCGAAGGCGACGGTTGCGCCAACCGGGCAGACACCTAACGTCACGCTCGCTGCCCTTGACTCCAAGGCCAAGGTCGAGCCGACCGGTCAAACCCCGAATATCACGGTCGCCGCCAATACGGCGACGACCACCGTTCAGACGACTCCGGGTGCCGCTGCTGTCACCGTGGCGGCGAATACCGCCAGTTCCGATGTCAGACCTACCGGCTCAACCGCTGCTGTCTCGTTGGCCGCTAATGATGCCAAGGCGAAGGTAGAGCCCACCGGGACTGTCGGCAGCATCGCGCTTTCTGCCAATAACGCCACCACGACGGTCCAGCCGACTGCTGGTTCTGCTGCGGTCACGATATCAGCCAATGCGGCCACCCCGAAGGTAGAGCCGACCGGCACGCTGGCAACCGTCAGCCTGACCGCCAACAACGCGACCGAGACAGTCGCGCCGACTCCGACGACGGCAGCGATCACCGTCGCAGCCAACACTGGATCATCCGACGTCAATCCAACAGGCTCGACCGCTGCCATCTCAGTGGTGGCGGGGGATGCCTCAGAGACCGTTGCTCCCACCGGCACTACAGCAGCGGTCACGGTAGCGGCTAACACGGCAAGCAGCGATGTCCGTCCTACGGCCGGCTCTGGCAGCGTGGTCGTCCTCGCCAGTGATGGGAGTGTGGCGGAGTCGCCCGTAGCGCCGACCGGCAGCGTCGTGGTCACCGCCAACCAGGCTGCGGCCGATGTCAAGACGACGCCATCGCCGGCGACCGTCGCCCTAGCCGCCGCGGGTGCGACGAGCAGCGTCGCCCCGAGTCCAAGTGCCGCTGAAGTCACGCTTGCGGCCAACGACGCCAGTACGCAGCAGACGGTTGGCGCTGGGACCGCTCAGCTCAGTCTCGAGGCCAATGACGCCAGTGCCTCGATCTCTGGCTCGGCCGGAATCGCGGATATCACTATTGGGGCCAACTCAGCCTCGAGCAGTGTCGCTCCGCATGGCGGAACGGCCGTCATTACCATCGGGGCTCACGATGCGACGGTCTCGTTCGCCGGGTCGATCGTCTACGCCGACGCCCAGCCTGCGGCGATCATCGCTCAGGCGTACAACGCCAAGGTCAAGGTCAGCCATAAGCGAGTGTCCCCTGGGGCGTTCGTCAGGGAGCGACCAGTCCACCATCCTCAGGTCAAGGCTAGGGCTGAGCTGGCGACCATCAGGATCGTGGCGAACGACGCCGTCACCGTCTGGGACGACGACGAGACGGCCATCATGCTGCTGCTTGACGGCATGCTGTAGAATCACCGCAGTCGAATACAGACCGGCAGTGGCCCTCGTGTCCCGTCCGGGAATGTGGCCTCCGCGCATGTGTCCAAAGCGCAGCGTAGGAGGTCTTTCTCTTGTCCGACGAACTCACTGCCGATACCGAAATCCATGACGAGCTTGCGGAGCCCGTCGAACCCCAACACCGCACCCTCGATGTTGACGAGCCGCTGGTTACCTTGTCGATCAGTCAGCGTCGGATCGGCCTGCGGCTGCTGACCTACAACCAGGTGGTCGAGTCGAAGTACGGGCCGATCCTGTTCGAGCCCGGTGCCTTCGGCAAGGTCGATCCCGGCAAGGTCCGGCTGCGGATGGATCACGAGGATCCACCCACCGGCTTGGGGATCAGCTTCTCGGATACCCCCGATGCTCCACAAATGGAGTTCCGCGTGTCGAAGACGGCGCGCGGCAATGACCAGCTAACCCTCGCCGTCGACGGCGTGTCGCGCGGCGTGTCGGTTGGCTTCGACGATGTTCCTGGCGGGCCTCAGGTCAAGACGCTCAGCGGACGTCGCACGCTCGTCTATCCGCCGAACTCGGCGGTCCTCGCTGAAGCGTCCACGACCTGGATGCCGACGTTCCCACAACCCCACGCTGGGGTCATGTATGTCCTGAACAAGGACGCGAAAGGAGAAGGCCCACAGATGGCCGAGACCCAGGAGGCTCCGGCCGTCGGAGCCGCAAACCTCGATACCGGACCCTTCATCGAAATCCTGCACCGCGAGATGTCGGGGCAGGATGAGAAGATCGATAAGGTGCTGACCGCCTTCGACCAGTGGCGGGACGAGCAGCGCAGCCAGTTCACCATTCCCTCCACTCCCCAGGTGCAGTCACCCAAGCTGCACCACTGGGTGGAGATGGCGCTGCGCACCATGCGCGGTCAGTCCCTGTCGCCGACGCTGCTCAAGGAGCTGGCGCTCGACGATGTGGTTATCGCCGACAACCCCGGCCTGGTGCCGGACGTCCTGACCCCGGACTACGACGACCTCATCAACAGCGACCGGCCGTTCTGCCAGTCGACTCGCAAGATCGACCCGCCGGCCACCGGCACGTCGATGATCTTGCCGATCATCACCCAGCGCGCCGTGGCGGGCACCCAGTCGGAGGAGAAAGCCGACCTGTCGACCACGGCCACCCAGGTCGGGACCGGCACCTTCGGCTACCTGTCGGTGTTCGGTGGCGCTGACATCTCGATCCAGATGCTCAACCGCGCCGAGCGCAGCTTCTTCGACCTCCTGACCGGAGACCTCGGCGAAGCATATGCGCTCGACTGCGACAGCAAGGCGATCGACGCCCTGCTGACGGGCTACACCGACAGTGCCTCTGGCTCGCACACTCCTGACGATGCAGGCGTGATGGACCCCACCTCTCCGGGCTTCGGCACGGCCTGGCAGACCTCGATCACCAATTCGCGCCGAGCGCCGGACACGATCTGGATGAGTGCTGCCGCGGTGGCCGCCTTCATCGACGCGGTGAACCCGACTACCAACGGGCCGCTCTACTCGAACCTGGCGGCAGCCTTCACGGCTGGCGGCGGGCCGGGTGGAACGCTGTCCGGCCTGCGGCCGGTGTACGTGCCGGCCATGAATGACTCCGGCGTGGATGTCATCGTCGGGCCGTCGCGCGGATTCGTGTGGGCGGAGGACCCGGCCCGCAACCTGCAGGTCGACGTGCCGTCCAAGGCTGGTCGGGACATCGCCCTGGTGGGCGGCATCTTCCCGGCTCCGCGCTTTGCGGATTCGTTCACGACCTGGACCATCTCGAGCTGATGACCTTCTCAGACTCCGACGTCGAGTTTGACTGGCCTGGGCTCGATGAGCTCAAGCAGTGGCGTGACGTCACGGGCGAGGAATGGGACGGCGACGACGGAACCCGCTTCACCCGTGAGCTGGCCGCTGCGGTCGCCATCGTCAAGGTCGACGTCGGAGACTGGGATGAGTTGACCGATCTTCCCGACGCGGCGCTGGGCGAGGCGGCCATGCGAATGGCCGTCCTGCTCCGCGCCAACGCCGGGGAATCCATCGCAATCCTGAAGCTCGACCCGCAGTATCAGGCGAGCCTCAAGGGGCATCATCGGAGGTTTGCAATCGCATGACCACTACCGGAGAAGCCATCCGCGCTCGGCAGCAGGCTCGGCGCGAGCGAGCACTGGCCCGCATTCAGGCATCCAAGGTTCCTTCTGTGACTGAGGTCGTGGAGGAGCCGTCATACCGTGACCTACAGGCGCAGGCCAAGGAACTCGATATCCCGGCCAACCAGAGTGCCGACGACCTGAAGGCCGCCATCGAGGAAGCTGAGGACGCGGACGAGGCTGACGAAGCGGAGGACGAGGAAGCGTCGTGAGCCTGCAGGGCGCAGCCGAGCTTCGCGCGGCGATGCACGCCATCCAGGAAGTCCCGGCGTGGGTCGGTAGCCGTTGGGCGGATGAAGACGTGCGCGTCCTGCGGTCGACGATTCCGGCCAGGTCGGGGCGCAGCCGCGGGTCGGTGCGTGCTGGCGATACCCGAGGTTCGACAACGGCCGTGCTCGGCAGCCGGACGCTGGACTTCATCGACGCCGGCTCACGGGCGCACGACATCATCGCTAAGGACAAGGTGCTCAAGTTCGAGCAGGGCGGCCAGACCTTCTTCCGCAAGAAGGTCCATAAGCGTTCCATCGCGGCTCGCCCGTTCAAGCGCCGCGCGGCGGAGGAAGCCCTGGACAGGATCGACGTTGGCGGCGAGCTGATCGCGCGCTGGAATCGAGCCGTCTGAGATGGTCGTCTCCTTCTCCACCATCCCGTTCCACAAGCTGATGCGTGAGGCGGTGGTCGATCTGCTCACTGAATACAAGCAGAGCGCCGGCCTGAATCTGCAGATCTACCCTGGTCGGCCAATGAGCATCTTCGTGCCCTCGATCTTCCGTGACGCCCAGCCGGAGGACCAGAACGCGGCTGGTGAGCGGATGCGGCAGCGCAACATCCACAGCCAGTGGATCGCCATCTGGGGCCTGTTCGACTCGGCCGAGGCTGCCGAGCAGCGCGACGACTTCATTGATGGCTTCACGGCCTACGTGCTCGACAACTTCCACAAGGCCCACGGTGCCTCAGAGCTGTTCGTGGGACCCGTTATCGACGTGCCTGCCTTCCAGCCCGACTGGGGCTCGGAGGCGCAGCGCAACATGATCTATTACGCCACTCGCATCACGGTGGAGGGATTTGCCAGCGGATAGACGCGGGAATCGAAGAACTCCATGACCAGCGCCGGTCGGTAGGCGTATTCCCCAGTAGAAGGAGACTTCCCAATGTCCGTTGGACTCGTCAAGGCACGGCGGCACCTGTTCGCCCGTCAAACCGCTTTCGGCACGCCGGTTCCTGCCGTGCGCGCCTACCCGTTCACTGGCGTCCCGTCGCAGGACGAGCAGTGGACCGACCCCGAAGGTGACTTCGGAAAGGTGTACCCCGTCAGCTCACCGTATCGTGGGGCGGGCGCGTACACCCAAAGCGTCACCGACAACGCGCTCGACTACAACACCCTCACGCTGCTGCTGTCGGGCTTCTTCGGCGGCGATGTCAGCCCGAGCGGCGGTCCGGACTACACCTGGGCGCATGAGGATACCGGCGACGGCACGAGTGTCGATGACGTCTTCAGCCGCGAGTTCGGCGACGATGCCGATGGCGACGTGTCCGATGAGCCGAACGACTGGGAGCTCAACAGCGATGGGCTGATGACCAGCCTGACCATCGACTCGCCCGAACAGGGATCCGGCGTCCTCACCGCCTCGGGTGACTGGATGTTCGCATCCTACTTCTATGCCGGCTCGACCGACAACCCGCCGCCCAGCTCCATCCCGTCGATCACCGACACGCCCGATACCAACCCGCCCTACGTCTATCTCAAGGACTTCACCTTCTACATGGACTCCGATGCCAGTGACATCGGCTCCAACCAGGTCAGCGACACGCTCTACAAGTTCACCCTGACCGGCACCCGCGAGATCGACAAGAAGCAGTGGGTCAATGGGACTGGCAGTTTCGCACCGCAGGAGCTGAAGACCGCCAGCCGCACGCTGGGCATCGACCTGGTGTACGCCAAGACGGTTGACGCGGTGGGCGTCGGCTCAGAGAAGGACGCTTGGTCGGCCGACGCCTCGGAGAACCGCTATCTGAGCCTGGTGGCCGAGTCACCTCTGCTCATCCCCGGCTCCGCGACCCCCTATTCGTGGGGCTTCTCGATGCCGGTGCGCTACTACACCATGACCCACGGCAACATCGGTGGCAACACGACCACCATTCTGCACGGCAACGCCTTCGTCGACGAAGTTGTGCCGGTGTTCAGCTCCGATCTGGTCAACGCCCTGTCGGCGGCCGAGCTGTGAGCGGCCTGATCGACGTTCGGATCGGGGAGTGCCAGTGCCCGGAGACTCCCCATCCGAACGGTGACTACGTGTCCCTGCGACCGATCCTCGATCTGCGGGGCGGATATAGGGTCAAGCGTCGGCTGATGGACCTGAACCGCGCGGCGCAGGTTGAGCGGATCAAGGCACTGCACGAGTCAGGGACCAGCGTGAAGGAGCTGGCACTGCGCTTCGAGCTGCCGCCCGACAATATCAAGGCGATCGTGCTGGGCAAGGGCGAGTACCAGGGACCGCCTCCCGATCCTGCCGAGATGGAGGCCGATCTGGCCGAGTCGTATCTGTTGGAAGGGATCGCCGAGTGGAACCTGGTGGGTGCCGATGGGCCGTTGCCGGTCACACCAGACCTGATCCGCTCCCAGTTGTTCACCAACTACGGTCGGGCTGAGGCGGCCGCTGACAAGGCGGACGACCTGTACCGACCGGCGGTGCTCGACCCTTTACTGCAAAGGGCGTTGAGTTCCTTGCCGGCTACGCCGACCAGCGAATCGACATCAGCGACGAATGGGCATGGACCGAAGCGATCGAAGGCATCGAAGCCGTCCTCGATCGAGAGTATCCCGATGGAAGACACCGTGGCGATCACCTGATCGCGCGCTGGCGCCTGCAGCACTTAGCTGAGATGGGCGTCGGAACGGTGATGCGCCAACAGCGGGCGCTCGAGGACGAACAAGTGAGACGACGGAGGAGACGGTAGGTGGCACTCTCTGACACCGCGCGCCTGATCTCCTCGCTGGAGTTGCAGGACAAGTTCACGAAGACCGCCCAGGCTGGTGAGCAGGCGCTGGGCAGCCTCGAGTCCAAGTCCAACTTCGTGACCAAGGGCTTCGGTCTGATGGGGCAGGCCGGCGGCGCGGTCGGCAACGCCTTCGGCACGCTGAAGGGACGCATCGGCCAGCTCATCTCCGGCCCGCTCGGCATGCTGGGGCTGGGAGCGGGGCTGTTCGGCGTCGGCAAGTTCTTCACCGATGCGGTGACGAGTACCCAAGACTTCGGCAAGGAGGTAGGCCGCCTCGCGGCGCTCACTGGGCTCGGCACCGAGCAGACCTCTAGGCTGGCGGGTGCCTTCGAGCACTTCGGGATCGAGACCGATCAGGCCCTGACTATCGTTGGCTTCGCTGAGAAGACGCTTGGCAAGCTGACTGCCACCGGGGCCAACGCCGAGAAGCAGGCGGACGATCTCGCTTCAGCGCAGCGCGACCTGACGCTGGCGCAGCTCAAGCTCAACGAGGCACAGGCCCGGTACCGCGCTGACTCGTCGCAGGTATTGGCTGCCCAGAACCGGGTCATGGATGCGCAGGACGCGCTGAATACGTTGGTCGAAGATGGTGGCGTCATCGTCGGCGGGGCGGCCGGCTTCTTCAACAAGTACGGGCTGGCCCTGACCGATTCGGCGGGCAAGATCAAGGACACCAACACCCTCCTGCTTGATACGGCTGACTTCTTCAACAACGAGACCATTCCGGCCGAGACTAAGGCGGCAGCGTTGTCCACGTTGTTCGGCAAGAGCTGGCAGACCCTGATCCCGTTCCTCTCAGCCGGCCGCGCCGGAATAGCGAAGGTTGAAGAGGAACTTGCTGGCCTTGGACTGACGTTGAAAAGCGAGGACCTTGCCCAACTCGCCAAGTTGAAGGACGCCACTCGCAACTGGACTTCGGCACTCGGCGGGCTCAAGTTGCAACTCGGGCTGGCGTTGGTCCCACTGCTCACGGGTCTAGCCACAAGTGCCTCCAAGTTCCTTGCGACAGCCGACCAGTTCGGCGTGACCGGCACCCAGAAGATCGTCGGCTTCTTCAAGGACGTCATCACCTTCGGCGAAAAGGCGTTTGGCATCATCCAGGACCGCGTGGTGCCCATCGTCAAGAAGGTGATCGACGGTTGGAACAACCTGCCCGAGCCACTGAAGGGGCTGCTGGTCAAGGGTGTGGCCGGCAACTTCGCTATCAAGTTCCTGCTCGGCTTCGATCCGATAGCGATAGCGGGGTCCGCGGCGTCAGCGATCGCTGGCAAGTTGGCCGCTGCTGCGGCTGGATCACTCGCTGGATTCGTGGGCGACTTCTTCGGCAAGGTGGCGACCAATAAGCTCGTCCCACAGCTTGTCTCTGCCGTTGCACCCATCCCGGTGTTCGTGACTAACCCCGGTTTCGGCCTTCCGGGTGGGGGTGGCCCTGGCGCTCCGGTGCCTACTCCTACGTCTACCCCGTGGTGGGTTGGCGCGTTGCGGTTCCTCGGCATCGGTGGTACCGCGCTGGCTATCGGAGAGATCGCGGGTCAGAGCAACGTCAACAACAAGACTCAGATCCAGATGCTCCGCCAACAGCTCCTCGCCACCGGGGATGTCAAAGACGCGCTCACCAAGAGTGGGGCGACGCTCGGGGCGATCAACGAGCTACTGGCCCACCCAGACCGTCAGACCGGACTCAGCCCAGACATCCTCGATGCGCTCGATGCGATCGACGGCAAGATGGGTGATCTCGTCACGAATACCAAGCCGTTCATCGGCCAACTGCCCGGCGCTCCTGGCGGCGGTCGGTCATCGATAATCAACACCCAGGACGACGTTGACCGTGAGCGGATGGCCCGTGGTCTGACCACGCTGGCCGATACAGCCCTCGCACCCCTGGGCTCGATTGAGAAGGACGTGGCGATCCTGCCCAGCATCGATGAACGGCTCGCTGCGCTGGGCAAGGTGGCACTCAACACCAAGGACGACGTGGCTCGCGAACGGATGGCCCGTGTCGCGGCTGCCTCTGAGCGAACCGCCAACAAGAACTTCAGCCCGACCGTCAACGTCAACGCCAGAGTCACCATCCCGATCACCAACAACGTCAGCATCAGCAGCTCGAACGTGGTCCGCACTCTGACCACCTATACCGCTGCCCTTGGCTCTGGTCCCGGCGGGGCGCTCGACGCCACCCTACTGTGAGCTACAAGGTCTACGCGCGTCACGGTGGCGCAGCCGGAGCTTCGCAGGACGACATCACCGCTCGCGTTCCCGCCCTGGACGACAACAACGTTCCGCTGATCCAGATGGGTATGAGCTTCCAGACCGGCAGCGCATCAGTGGGCTCCTTCATCGTCCCCGATCCGGTTGGCAACCTCGATTCGAGCCTGTACTTCCCGCCACATACCCAGATCACCTGGACCGAGGACGCATCTGGCGACGAGCTATGGCTGGCACGCGGCCGGACCAGTACATGGGGCATCAAGCGCGCTGATATCAAGTCGGGCGCCAACGTACAGTGGAACTTCACGGTCGACGACGGCAACGTCGATCTGCGCGGGATGGCCTTCACCGAGGATTGGGTGCGGCCGGCCGAGACTGGCACCGCTCGCCTGTACGCGCTGGCGCTTTACACCCTCAACGGCACCAGCTCGACGCGGCCGGCCTCCGGCGGAGTCATCTCGTATCGGCCCAGCACCACCATCACGATCGACCCCGATCACCTGGCGCCCGATCTCGACACGGTGGTCATGCCGGCGCAGACCTACAAGATGGACACCCAGCCGCTCGACGTGGTGACGGACTGCGCCGAGACCGAAGGCAAGGTCTTCGGGGTGGTGATCCACCATACCGGGGGGACCTCGCACCTCTGCCTCAGATACACCAAGGAGATCGACTACTCGACCTACGCCTCCACTTGCAAGATCAGCGATGACATCGCGGACATTGACGAGGAAAGTCTGACCGCCCCGGTCTTCTACCCGATCTACGACCAGGGTGACGCGCAACAGGTCGACGGCAACGCCAATATCTCTGGCATCGTCAGCCGCTACGGCCCCGACGATCAGGCCATCGCGGTCCTCAGTGCCACACTGGGCGACAACAACGAGTACTGGGTCGATTCGGTTCAGGACGGGCGATCGGTCGATCCGACCCAGGCTGCCTACCGGGCTGCCTCGGTTGTCGCTTCACGGGCTCCATATCAAGAGACCGATAGCCTGTCGATCATCGCCTTGCCGGAGCAGACGCATCTGATCTGCGCCGGTATGAGCATTCAGATCAAGGCAGTGCCGATCAACACCGCCAACACTTCGACGGTCGGCTCGTACATCGACCGCAACATCGCCACCCTTCAGTGGGAGCCGCTGCCTGACGGGCGCTATCACGGCATCCTTCAGCTCAACCGGCCGATGCGGGCACCTGGTGGCGGCGCAGCGCAGTCAGCCAGCACGTCCCCGACCGGAGCCCCTGATTGCGGCGACGAGATGCCAGTCGGCTTCGCGCTTGGCGTCGACGGTGACGGCTGGGTCAAGACCGACGACAACTTCGGCGGCGTCCCGGTCGACGAGTGGAAGGCAATCAACGTCAGCGCCTCCGGCTCAAGTGCCATCCTGACCAACGGACCCGAGCAGCGGTTCACCGATGGTTTCGGCGACTTCTCGTACTACACCGGCGCCCAGGTCACAAAGGCCGACTACGCGCCAGCCGTGCCGCCGCATCTTCTGATCCGGTTCACCATCACCGAGCTGGGCAATAGCAACCGCCAACTGTTCTTTGGCGGGTTCGGCTACGGCGCTTCGATATTCATGCCCTACAACACCGGGGCCTTCCCAGGCGATGAGCACGACGGGCAGATTCAGGCTGTCAACAGCGCGGACGATCCGGTCGACTTCACGCTGACGGTGGATCAGGCGTACTTCCTGCGCGTCAACAACGGCAACGTCAAAATCTGGGAGGTCGAGGACGCCGAGCCCGGCTCATGGACGGCGGGCAACGGCTCATGGACTGGGCCGGTCACCTTCGTCATGGCGCTCCAGTCGGTCAGCAACGCGGGCGGCCACGACACCGACTTCACGCCATCCACGGTCGAGGTTGAGTCGGTCATCGCCTTCGCGCTGGTCGACGATCCGTTCTGCCTGACCGATCCCGGCACCTCGCCCTACTACGCCCGCTCCGACGATCCCCGCTTCGACACTATCGTCACCGACCACGGCGGCCTGACCGGCTTGCTCGACGACGACCACACCCAGTACATCAAGGACACCGAGTTCACCGCCAAGGGCGACCTGCTGGTCGGCTCCGGCTCCGGCACCTTCGACAACCTGCCGGTCGGGACCAACGGCAAGGCGCTGGTGGCCGACTCGACCCAGACGCTCGGGGTGAAGTGGGACACCGTGACCGGCTCGGGCTCCGGCCCGTTCGAGGACGTCGACACCTTCACCTGGAAGTTCACCTCACCCGCTAACGCCATCAGCTCCACCGACGAGTCGGCCTTCCTCGAACTCGACACCGACGCGGCCATCCTGCGCGGAGGCATCGCCAACGAGATCGACGTGACCGCGGTGACCGGCAAGATCAGCCTGTTCAGCGACTTCGGGGTCGTCTTCCCGGTCGAGGCCACACAGCCCGCCGGCGGCGACTCCGAGGATGGGCAGGCGTACTACGACTCGGCCACCGACCAGTTCCGCTACTACCGCAACGGCTCATGGACCCAAACCCGCAAGCTGTTCCTACCAGCCGCCGAAGCGAAGCTCGACTCGGCCACTGCCGCCAACATCGGGGCCAGCCCTGACCTGACCGGAGTAGTGGCCTACGCCGACGCCGCCACCCAGGGCGCCTTCTGGTCGTTCATGGTGCCCGACGACTGGGACTCCGGCGTCATCACGCTCCAGCCGGTCTGGTCGCCCGGCTCGACCGATGGCACCGCGCATACCGTGCGCTGGTCGATCATCGCCAAGACGGTGGCGAATGGAACGACGGTGACAGCGGCCGGGACGACGACCACCTTCACCGGCTCCAGCGGCGCTCGCACGGTAGGAGTGGTGGTCTATGACACGGCCACCTCGACCACCCTGACCCCAGCGGCGGCGGGCGATGTGTTCCGCTTCACGCTGCGCCGGATCGGGGCGGATGGGGCGGACACATACGTCGGCACCGTGAACCTGCTGGGGGTCATCGTCAGCTACCAGGCGATCTAGGGCTTGACAGACAACCTGTCATGGGCGCAGTGTGTCATCTGCGAGTGACCGCTGAATCAATGGCCCCGGCCGCTGGTCACTCAGCGCCGGGGCTATCTACTAGGGAGTGACCCCAAGTGAGAAACCAAGCGCATCGGCGCCATCGCTTCGACGACCTGCCCATGTTCCTGCTCGGGTGGACGCTGGCCATCATCGGCGCCTGCCTGGTCGCCACCGCGTTTGTGTGGATGGCGATGGCCGTGCTGGCGAGCTTCGCGCAGTACATCCCGTCGAGTCTTCGATGACCTACGACGACTCGCCGCTGCTCCCGAGCGAACCCCGGCTGGCGCTAGACCAGCCCATTCAGCAGGGGGAGGTCCGGGCCGGTGCGGGCACGTCCGAAGCTCCCGCTCCCCCTGACTGCCGCTGGTGCGGTGGCCGCGGCTACTACATCGGTGGCGACGAGGAGCACGTCTGCTGGTGCAAACGTGACGAGGCGGAGGCGGCTGGCAAGCCGTTGTCGTGGTGAGTAAGTGGGGCTCTTACAAGGAGAGCGAGCAGGCCCGCGCCAAGCGGCTTGCACGGATGAAGGCATACCGGCTCGCCCACCCGGATCTGATACAGGCTCAGGCTCACGCCACCTATGAGCGTACCAAGGAACGGGTCATGGCCTATCGGGCAGCTCACAAGGATGAGATCGCCGCCTACCACCGAGCCTACCGCGTAACCCACCTAGAGGAGAGACGCGCAGCGGCTAGGGCGCGACAGACACGCCCAGAACAGCGTGAGCGAGAACGCATCCGTGAGGCGGCGCGGCGGGCAAAGCCGGACTACAACCATAAGCAGGCCGCTAGGCAGCAGGTCTACCAGGCTAAGAAAAAGGGCCTGCTGGTCCCCACTCCCTGCTTCTGCTGCGGTGATCCCAAGGTTCACGCGCATCACCACAATGGGTATGACCATCCACTCGATGTGGTCTGGCTCTGCTCACTCCACCACGCCTATGCACATGCGGGGCTGCTGTGATCCCCGACTTCCTGCTTCACCCGGACCCCTCGTTCCGTGGGTTCAGCGCCCAGGAGATCGCCGACCTGCGGGCCTTGCGCGAGCTGCATCGCCCTTGGTCCTCGGCCGACCGCGACCATTCTGGGGTCCCACTCATAGCGGATGACGGCACGGCTCATGTCGTGGTAATGACGATCGACCTAGTAGAACCCCATGCCCGTCGCTTCTGGGATCAGCACGCGTCTGAATCATTTGTCCTCACTAACCATCACGTACAGCCATGAAGCACTGGGAGATGCTGAAGTACGAACGCTATTGGACGGGACGGGCGGTCCTGACTCCATTGGGTCGGCTGATGACACGCGTGCGCCTGGGCACGGCTGACGAATGCTGGGAGTGGACCGGGCCGCTCTATAACGGATACGGGCGGGTCAAGGGCAAGAAGCGCGATGAGATGGTTCACCGCGTCGCCTATGAGTTGCTAGTCGGCCCGGTCCCAAATGGCTTACAGCTCGACCACCTCTGCCGCAACCGAGGATGCGTCAACCCGGCTCACCTCGAACCGGTAACCAACCGAGTGAACGTACTGCGTGGCGTTAGTCCCATAGCGCGACAGGCTAGGCAAACGCACTGCAAACGCGGACACCGCCTCGAAGCACCTACGGCTTATGTCAGTAGGGGGCGGCGTATCTGTCGGACCTGCCACAACCTCTATCGTCGCGCTCAGTGGGCCGCACGCCACGCGGTGCAGCCGTGAAGGAAGTCATCCGCAACGGCCGTCAGGAGCCGCTGCTGCCGGGACGCAACGAGGCGGCGGAGCGACTGCGGCGTGCGATTGCGGGAAGCGAGGGTGAGCGCGTGCTGGATGAAGCCCTCACTGCCGAGCGCGAGCCCCTGCTGGCGGCGCTCAAGAGGTTGGTGGAGGCGCTGGACGACCTCCTGTTCGAGGGTGCCATTGACCGTGTGGATGAGAACGGCGAGTACGAACTCATTGGGGGCGATGACCCGAGCGGTAGTCGTGGTCGATTCAGTGTCGGACTGCAAGAGGCCCGCACCCTCATCGAGCAAGACGGGAAAGGAGCAACCGATGTTTGACTTCCGCCGCCGCTACGTCCATCCGACCATCCGCTTCCTCGGCAGGATCACGGGCCGCCATGTGTCCGGCGCGTACTGCTGGTGCAGGCAGCCATGACCGAGGCGCGACTGACCCGACCGGGGCGACCGGGGACTAAGGCGGGACGTGAACTGCTGGCTGATGCTAGCCGATTCGGCACAGATGAGGAGGTGCGTTTACTACGGGCACATCTTGTGCCGATGATCCTAGCCGTTGAAAAGGAAGCCATCGAGGAAGGGATGCGGCGGCACTCAGAGGATGACCGCCCCACGCGGATCGACCCTAGGCGCCTGACTCGCGCGCTCAAAGCGATGGTCACGGGTGCTGACTGGAAGGGCACCTCCACCATCGAGGAGTACGCGGCTGAGATCGTCGCAGCCTACGAGGGGCAGCCATGAGCAAGTTCCGCACCGCTCCGATGAAGGACGGCATCCGCTACGACAGTCGCGGAGAGCCGATCCCCAACCACGACCAACACGTCATGCCAGTCTCGGGAGAGCATCGCGCTAGTCCCGAGTGCTGGTGCAAGCCACGTATCGAGCACACCGATACCGTGAATGAAGGACGAATATGGGTCCACAAGGCACCAGCCTGAACACCGAAGCCGCGCAAAACCTCTGGCGCGACCTGGGCATCCAGCAGGAGTGGCTGACCGAGCCGGTGCTGGTGTCCGCTGACCCAATCTGGAAGATGACGGCCAAGGAGGGGTTCATCTTCGACGACGCCTTCTGGGCGGTGTTCGAGCGCCACTCGTTGCGCATCTGCCACGTCACCTATTCGGGCGCGCCGTGGTCGCTCGAAGGCGGGCCACCCGAGATGGTGCTGCGTTTCACGCTCAAGGAAGGATCACCCGATGACTGATATCCGCCGTCGCTTTGTCTACCCCGCCATCCGCCTTATGGGTCGCATCACGGGCCGCCATGTGTCCGGTGCCTACTGCTGGTGCATCGAGCCTCGCAGCCATGACGGTAGCAGCCCCGAGGCGCAACTGCGACCAGAGGTGTGGTGGCACGATCGCCTTGTTCATGAAGGCGTTGTGGTGGGGCGCGGGTCATGCACATCGGGCCGTTCAAGGTGTGGGCCGCGCTACTGATGAGGAACCGACCCGAAGGGGCAGCGGAGTGACAGGAAGGAGAAACGGAATGAATGGTCAACATTGCCTCAAGTGCGGAGCCGTCCTTATCGAAGGGAGGCGGGCTGGGTTTACGTCGGAAGGTAGGCCGACCTATCTGTACGTCTGTCCTAATGAGCATTGGTGGTGGCCGTCCCATTCGGCTTGGCTGCAAGGACGATATCTGTGACCGAGGCGCGACTGGTGACGCGGGAGCAGTTGGCGGCGGCGCTGCGAGTCGTTGAACGTCAGTGGGACGGCGAATGGCCGAACTGGGCGCAGAAGGACATGGCCGACGCCATCTTCGCCGCCCTCCCCGCCGCCGCGCCAGCGTCGGGCTACATGGTCGGCGGTCATGGTGTAGCGAATGGTGGCAATGCTCCCGCCGCCGCGCCAGCGGAGGGGCTGCGGGAGGCGGCAATGCTCGCCTACCGGATGCTGTGGGAGAACTGGTCGCAAGCCGCTGACTGGGAGCAGATCATCAGGCAGGACTACGGGGAGGGCGGACGGGCTATCGGTCACACATGGATCGGGAAGGCAGCGAGGGCGCTCTCCGATGCGCTCGGACCAGAAGATGCGGAGGCCGCGAAGCATCCAACCTACGCGGAGGCCGCCCTCGCCCGCCACGAGTCGGGGAGCGAGTGATGAGCCACCTCCACCGCTTCTGGTTCGTGGTGAATCACGTCCGCTGCGCTTGCGGGCTGACGCTCCCAGCCTGCCCCGTTCGCAGTTCGATCACCGATGCGCCGTGCATCCTGCCGGACGGTCACGCTTGCGATAGCCCGACCCGCTTCCATCGCTACCCGGTGCAGCCATGACCCCCGAGGCAGCGCCCCGCCTGCGCTGCGCCGACTGCGACTACCCGGTGCGCCTCACGCATCGCTACCCCGGTGCCAAGCAGCCAGCGCGGTCGCATCCCGTCCGCCTCGTCCCCGCCGCACCGGCAGCGGAGGACATGGATTTCGATGAAATCACGGACGGCATCATCGAGCGCGGGCTGGTCAACCAGTTGCGGCGCATCGTATCTGCCTATCGCAACCCGCAGAAGGATGACCCGCATCGCCTAGATGACGAGATAGCAGGAACCGAGGCGATCCTAGACCGCCTCGCTGCCGCCCTGTCACCGGCTGCGCCTGCGACGTTGGACATCGGGGTGCTGCGAACGATCATGCGCGTCTTTGGCGTGCATCTGGAAGGCGGAGTCTGGATGGTGATTGCGCAGGAGTACGCCCGCCTCGCCGGGGAGGACAGCACCAGATGACCCTCACCGAACGGCGCGATCCCAACATCGACACGGCGCTCGAGGCGCTGACCGACAACCGCCTGACCATCGAGGACAAGGCGGGCGCCTACGCCCTACTGCACCAGGTACAGCTCCGAATCAACCGTGCCCTCCGCAAGGTGCGCGATGACATCATCATCTACATGAAGTCGAACGAGCTGAAGTCGCTCGGGCCACTCTCGATCAAGAGCACGCCGATCGACGTGGCCTGGCCCGTCAACATCGAGGCGAACTGGCAGGATGCCACGGTGCAAGATGCGCTGCGCGACCTGATCTTGCCGATCGCGCCGGAGTTCATCCGCAAGATTCCCGCTCACCTGGAGTTGGACACGGCCGCCCTCGGAGCGGCGGTTCACATGGGCGATCCGGTGGCCCTCGAAGTACACCGGCAAGTCAAGGCGCACGGCTGGCGAACCGAAGCCGGACGCCGCCTCAGCCTGGAAGTGAAGGAAGCCAAATGACTGTGCCTTCGACCGACGTGACTCCTGATGGTGAAGTGATCGCCACCGCGCCGATCACCCTGTTCGGAACCGACAACCCGGTGGAAGTCGTGGCGCGGGCGACCACCATTGCCGGGGCGCTGGCCGACGTGATCAAGCAGCGCCGCCTCTACAAGCACATCGGCGAGAGCGACCATGTATTCGTGGAGGGCTGGACGCTGCTCGGCTCGATGCTCGGCGTGTTCGCCGAGGTCGAGTGGAGCCGCCCGCTCGAGAACGGCTGGGAGTCGCGGGCGGTGGCCCGCACCCTGGCTGGTCGAGTGGTGGGCGCCGCCGAGTCGATGTGCTCGCGCTCCGAGAGCAAGTGGAAGTCGCGCGACGATTACGCCATCCGTTCGATGGCCCAGACTCGAGCGGTTAGCAAGGCGCTGCGCCTGCCGCTCGGATTCATCATGGAACTCGCGGGCTACTCGGCCACTCCGGCCGACGAAGTGCCCGATGCACAGCCGGGGCGGGGCGCACAGTCCAAGCCGGAATCAGGCCCGGTCCCCGCCTCCGGCCCCTCTCTCGACCAGATCAAGGCGCGACTCCTCGAGGTCGCCAGCGAGCATCATCTTGGCGCGGCCGCGCTAGACCTCCTCATCGAGGACTACGTTCCCAAGGATGCGACCGCGGAGCAGGTGCGAACCGGCCTGATCGAACTAGGTACCAACATCGGTCGGGGCAAGCATGACGGTGGCGTGGCGCCCGAGCCGCCCAAGGCCGAGGCCATGACCGACGATGAGGCGCTGGCAGCCGGCGCCGCGCTGGTGGGCAAGTGAACCCGCTAGTGCCCGACATGCCTTCCCTGGTCCAGGTCAACCTGCGCTACGGCCGCGACGCCGCCCGTACCATCGGGGATATTGCCGAGGACATGGGGATCAGCCGGCGGGCCGTCGAGAAGGCCGTCGAGTCCATGAGGTTGGCGGGTGTGCCCGTGGTGACGGGCTCCGATGGGGCGTGGCTATCGGTTGATCCGCAGGAGCTGGCGGACGCCGCCGAACGGCTACGCTCGCGGGCGCTGCACATCCTGCTCGGGGCTCGGGCGCTGCGGGCTACCGCTAGGCGCCACGCCAAGGTCCAGCAACTCGGGCTGTTCGATGCCGCATGACCCGTACCGACCGGCCAGCCATCCCGTCCTGCGTGCCAAGCACGCCCGTCTCCTCAGGATGGCGCAGGAGGAACCGGCCGCCGTCCGGGCGGCACTGGACCTCGCCGATAACTCCACCTTCGAGGTCACGGAAGGGCTGGAGGCCATCGCCCGGATTGTGGCGAAGCTGCCGGAAGTCGCCTACACCGTCGAGCAGCGGGCGATGGGGATGCTGATAGCCCGTGAGATCCACCAGCGGTCACGGTCGCCCCGAGCAGCCAGCCATGCGGCGAGGTTCTATGGTCACTCCAGGAGGGATGATGTCGAGCAGCGATACGCCGCCATCGCGGAAGCGGCGAGCGACCCCAAGCGCAAGCTACGCGAGATCGCGTCCGAGTTTGGTGTCACTACCACCCTCGTTTCGCGTGTCGCCATCGCGCGAGGGCAGCGCCGGCGAACCCGGCATGGGTAGGCTGATAGGCTACCTGCACGACTTGGGCTGCCGCGGGCCGGGCTTCTGCGCGTGCAAGATTGTGTATCCGGTGACGGAATGACGACGCTTATCAGCATCTCCTATGTTGACAAACTCCAGCGCGAGAACGCTGACGACCTCGCGTTCTACCCACTGACGACCTTGGAGAAGGCGCTGGAGGATGGGCATGTCGTCACCTGCGAGGACAACGGGGAAGCAGCGGGCTACCTGTGGTTCGGTGCGGTACGCGGTGGCTACGACGTGACCATCTATCAGGCTTGCGTGGACTACGACTCCCGCCGCCGGCACCTAGGCTGGTCAATGGTCGCCAAGCTGGTTGCCATCGGAAACGCTGGTGGGGCGACCGGCATCCGGCTCAAGTGCGCCTCGTCTGCCGATAGCAATGAGTTCTGGCAGGCGGCCGGCTTCCACTGCACCCGTGTCACGCCGGGCGGGATCAAGCGCGGCCGAGACCTGAACCACTACCGCACCGACCTCCAGCCCGGCCTGTTCACCATCCCGGGCGTGATCCCTTCCGAGAAGCCGATCGACCTACGGGCTTATCAGGCCCAGAAGCGGATGGGCGTCTCGATGCCGTCAAGGTTCAGCCGGACGCATTACGGGATTCCGAGTGAGGTCGTCGAATGATTCGGGTAGACTTGCCCGAGAAGTGCTGGGGCGGTCCTGCTTACTCAGGCCGCCCACGCTTCATCGCCTAGTAAGAGGTGGAACCCGTGGCTCTCTCCACAAAGACGCGCTTCGAGGTACTCAAGCGCGACCGCTATACCTGCTCGTACTGCGGCAAGCATCCGCCCGATGTGCTGCTGGAAGTGGACCACATCACACCACTCGCAGCCGGCGGATCGGATGACCTCTCCAACCTCACCACGGCCTGCTGGGACTGCAATCGTGGTAAAGGAGCACGACTCCTAGAGGAAGGGACGGCCCCGGCTATCAACCGCGCAGCCGTCGCGGAGATGGCGGAGCGCGTCGAGCAGGCGAAGGCGTACATGGAGTTGCTCGGCTCGATGGAGTCGATCACCGAGGACCAACTTGATCGAGTCACCCATCGTTGGTCCAAAGCCTACGGGGCTTCGACCGAAGAGCACGGTGACGGCACCGTCACCTACCGTCTGCCCGTTGATGGCTCCTGGCCTGATCCCCGCAGCGTCAAGAACTTCATCCGTCGACTTGGCCTCTCGCAGGTGCTCGACGCGGTAGACATAGCCGCCTCTCGCATCCACCATCCGGGTCCGGATGCAGTCCGGTACTTTTATGGCGTCTGCCACCATGCGATCCGCGAGGGGCGTGAACCACTGAGCCGACAAGGAGAGCCTAGCGAGGTCGATCGGATCGGCGCCATCCTGACCAACCATCAGGAGTACGGTTTCGCCTCGCTTGAGGATGCCGTCGCAGCATTCTGGCCGTCCGATGGGTAGGGCGTACCTCCGGGTTGATCCCGGCTTCTACGAGCGCAAGCTGGACCAGGGCTACTCCCTGCCGCAGATTGCCGCCTACCTTGGCTGCCTGTGTCTGGCGGATGCTCAGACCGTCCGTGGCCGCTTTCGGAACATGACCGTCCTCAAGGCGCTGCTAGGCCCCGGCGCCCGCCACGCCGCCTACCTCCTAGACCGTGGCGATCTCGTCATTCAGGAACGGGGCCGGGTGTACGTTGATGGCTGGGACGAGTGGCAAGAGGGCGACTGGCAAGTGAAGGAACGACTCGCCCGCGTCCGTAGTCGGAAGGGCATGAATGGTACGGCCCCGACCGTATCATCCGATACGCCCCTAGCGGGGGCGGGGGCAGGGCGTAGCAATGGCGGGGCGGCCCGACCGGACAATGTGTACGTCGCGTTCCGTCAGTTGACAGGCAAGGAACCGGACCAGAAGGAGACGACTTGGCTCGACGAGTTGTGCCATGACCTCAAGCGGGGCCATGTCCTCGATGCCATGTACGCCGACTCCGACCCAACCCGCCGCGGCTTCCTTGGAAGGGTGAGCCGGCAGCTTCGAGGAAGCGCGTCGTGAAGATAGGGGCTGCCCTCGCCAAGACGAAGGAGCGGACGTGAGCGAGTACCGCGAAAGCTTGGAGCCGAAGTACCGACGCATCTACGACGGTGCTAGCGTACATACCGAGATCGGACGAGCCGTCCTATCAGGAGAGGCTAGCGATGACCCCCAGGTCCGCCGTCTAGCGGAAGCAGTCCGCTCATTGTGGGTGATGGTCGCACGAGCTGAGGATGTGTCCGTCTTCTGGATGAAGGAGGCTGATCGAGCTGGCGGTCACTACATCTGGAAGGACCAGCATGGCGAAGTTCAGGTTGTCGGCGATTACGACGATGACCTAGCCGAGCGGACGGCGGAGCGGGAGGCGAAGTGATGGCTGGTGAGATTCCTCATTGGTGGGCCGGGTTGAATCTGGCGTACAGGAGATTGCGACCGCTCGAGCAAGCAGCGGCTTCCGTGAGTAGGGAGCCGTGCGCCTCGCTCCGAGCACCGGCAGGCATCGGGATTCGCAGAGTCCCGATTGCAGGTGATGTATGACGAAGCGTGAAGGTGAAGCGATGAACATTGACTACAAGCCGATGATCCCTGCTCCCGAAATCGTCTTGCTCCGACTCTGGTGAGATTACTGGAAGCAGCAGGAAAACAAGCCGTGGGAGCCAGTCACGGTCGGCTCGGCCATCTCACTGATGTGTAATCAGTTCGATGCGTTCCTGCTTGCCCGCGAACGGGGCGAGAGAGCATGACCTTCTTCGACATCCCCTCCACCCTCAACAAGTTCCATCGTGGAAATGGTGACGATGGGAAGCACTACTGGCTAACGCCGCCCGAGCTGTACGCCCTGCTCGACTCTGAGTACAGCTTCGACTTCGATCCCGCTCCGTACCCGCTGCCGGAGGGCTTCGACGGGCTCACGGCTGAGTGGGGCCAGAGCAACTACGTCAATCCGCCGTTCGGCGCGATCATCCATGACGGCAAGCGCAAGGGCATGACTGCCTGGGTCCGCAAGGCGCTCAAGGAGCACGCCAAGGGGAAGCGGGTCGTCATGGTCTACCCGCTCGACAAATGGGTGCTGATGCTTTTGGAGGCTGGGGCTAAGGTGAGCAATCTCGGGGACGTGCGCTGGCTGGCGACTGAGGACGGATCCGAGGGTAACGGGACTGGACGGCATATCGCGTGCTTCGTCCTGGAGCCTGGGTGGTCTTCAGAATTCATGGGTCCATAGCCGTGTCCGTATTCGTTGTTGAAGTAGGGGCTTATTCAGACCGTTACATCAGTGCGATCTTCACGACCCGTGAATTGGCTGAGGCATACGTTAGGGAGACGGTCAAGAACTCCTGGGAGCGGACGTTCATTCAACACAACCGGATAACGATGCCATCACTGCGGCAGAGCATCCCGTCCATGCCCAGAGATTCGCTCCCCTTCAAAGAATGGCGGGCCGCAGTTGAAGAACTCACTGGCAATTGGAATGAGTTTGGCGATGTCGATGAATACGATCTATGGGATCAACTGCCTCTAGTCAGCACTACCGCAGAGGTTCCAGCATGACCGCCGACTCCCAGCTCGCCCTCTTGGCCCGCGCCCGCAGCCCGAAGCGGCACGCTCATTACTGGGACCCCTTGTCGGCTCGGGATGATTGCCTCGGTTGCGGCCTGTCGCTCCAGGAGTTCCAATCTCGCCAGAAGCGGGGCCGCAACAACCGCAAGCGGGGCGGTGGGGCCGAGCTCGACGTGGCGAGGACTTACGGCGGGGAGAAGGTCGGCCCGCTGGGACTGCCCGAGGACATCCGCGGCAAGTTGTGGCGCACTCAAGTCAAGGTCAGCCAGCGCGAGGCACCGCCGATGTGGCGGGCGGAGTTCGCCAAGCTGGCCGGCCAACGCGACGGCAGGACGCCGCGCCTGATCCTGCGCTTCACCCGACAGGGCGTGAAGTCGGAGGACTACATCGTGGTCCGAGGCTCCGACTGGCTCGAATGGTTTGGGAAGGACGAATGAAAGGGATGCGTGCGCTGACTGAGCGCGAGCGATACGTTCTCAAGTTTGGCGAGGATTGGGCGCAGCCCGGTGAGGAGCTAAGCGTGTCCCACTTCGATCCTGGTACGCATGAGCCGGTTGTTCACCATCGCTGGTATCGCCAGTGGTGGAACGACGATGCGACGCTCGAGACTGCGACAACGGACGAGAATGAGCACCCTTATTCAGAGAGATTGACCTGCCCATTCTGTGCGCGATGGCCGCACATGCATCCGTGACCGACAACGACGACGCCCACTGCCCGCTGTGCGAGATGGGCCACGTCCCCGAGGACGGTGAGCACCGCCTGCCGACCTGGGAGCCGGTCATCTGCGCGAGGTCGGAAGTGGTCGTGATGTGGCTGCTGCCGTGAAGCCCAAACTCTATAAGCGCGTCCGGCGGAAGTTGCCGAACAACAATGGCAAGGCCGAGTTCCGCATCTATGAGGACGGGTCGGTAAGGGTCCGGGTAGATCATCCGTCGAACGATCCCGGCATCGAGATCATGCTGGCGGGGATGATCCTGCATGACTTCCGAATAGCGGGTGAAGCTCTCGGGATTGTGCTGAAACCTAGCGGCCCATTGGTCTGGAAGGACGACCCGGCATGACCAACGACGCCCTGGTCAGCCACAAGGGCCACCGCCGCTTCATCAGCATCACCGCGCTCAACCGCGAGACGACCCGCCGCTACCTGGCCTGCGGCGACCGCCACCAGCCGTCGGGCGAAGTCGTGCAACGCCAATATCCCGGCCGGATGCTGGAGCTCCAGATTTGTCGTAACTGCGGAGTGCCGGTGGGAGGCCCGCGCATCGTCAGCTCGCAGGACGCCTGGAACGGGGTCGACAAGTGATCCGGCGCCTGCGCCGTAAGTTTGCTAGGTGGCTTGCCCAGTCCAACCCAACAGGTTTGGGGTTACTGCGAGTATCCCCCATGCGTCAGTGTCCAACCTGCTCCAATGTGTTCGTGCTCGGTCACTATCGGACCCACCTTCAGTCCGCTAAGCATCTCCAAGATCGAGCATGGTACAAGTGATCCGCGCCCTCGCCCGCTTCGTGTTCGGTTGCCGCACCTGCTCGACGCACCGCGGCCGCCACCTCCCGTTCTGCTACGAGTACCGCCGCTGGCGCTAAAATAGGAGGTACCTGGATCAGCGGGTACGATTCATTAGCCCCCGGTCTGTGCTGATCCACAGGTCGGGGGTTTTGCGTGGGTGGAGATGGCAGAACCGGAAGATGATTGGTTGGCGCCTTATCTTCAGGCCGACCATGATTGCAGATATGGTAGAGCCCGAAAGCGACCCCCGAAGAAGAAACCTCCCATCACTCCGGAAGCTGCCCGTCGTTTTCGTCTAGCCCAACTAGGGATGACAGTTGAACAGTACGACGCGATGCTGGTAGCCCAAAACGGCGGATGTGCCATTTGTGGGGAGCCCCCAACCATAAGGCGCCTAGCGATTGACCACGATCACGACACTGGACGGATAAGAGGTCTGCTCTGCTCGCCCTGCAACATGGCCCTTCATAGAGGCGTAGATCCAGAATGGTTCGATAGGGCTGCCGCTTACTTGCGCTAATGGTGTATGGTGCGGCCCGATGGGCGCTCGTCCTACGTTGTCCTACGCGACTCAGGATGGGCGGTCGCATTTAGCAGCGGGCCGGGCCGAAGCGCATATGTCTTTCCGTCGAAAGGCACCGCGACTCCTCGTGGCATCGGTTCAGCACGGCCCGGTTCCGCTGATTCGTGGGGGAATGGATGCCAGACCTTGAGCCCACCCAGCCACTGCGCCAGACCAACGGCGGCAGTCGACCTGTCCCTGATCCGACCGAGCTTACCGACCGCGCCATCGCGCGCCTTGAGAAGTCGCTTACCTCTTGGTTCGAAGGCCAGTTGGCTATCCGCGACGAGCGACTGCGGGGCATCGACGAGGCCACCAAGCTGCGCCTCGATGCCGTCGGCCAGACCGCCGATGCGTTCAGCGAGCAGGTCGACCGGCTGCGCGAAGTCCACGACGAGAAGTTCCACTCGGTCCAGGTTCAGTTCGTCGAACGCGATACCCGTCAGGAGCGCGAGGCGAAGGACAACAAGATCGCCGTCGACGCCGCCTTCGCAGCCCAGAAAGAGGCCGCCGCCAAGCAGGACGAGGCCAACGCCAAGGCCATCGACAAGTCCGAGATCGCTACCAAGGAGCTGCTTCGCACCCTCGACGATCGGATCAGCGATATCAAGGGCCGACTGGACCGCGGCGAGGGTCGTACCAGTGGCGGCATCGACGCGCGAGCCTTGGCGATCACCCTCATCGGTCTCGTCATCGGTGCGGCTGGATTGGCGCTGGCCTTTCTGAGATGACCTACCTAAT